TATATTTCACTATCTGTAAAATTATTTTGGTTAGGCCATAATGATGCTGTTGCTGTCAGAGATCCTGTGTCTATAAAATTACTGCCTGATAGTGCCCAATACGTTGGTACTTCACCATCACTTGCTGTCCAACTTGCACCTTCTTCTCTTATTACACCATCCCATCTCTTACCAATACCTTGAACCCAACTAGAACCCGTTTGTATAGGATAAATATAAAGTGTTGAAGACTCTTCTTGCCCATCAACTCTACACACGTGCATATTTAAATAAAATCTCGGAGCAGTAATTGTCCCTGCAGCTATTGACCTAGATATATAACTCAAATCAAATTGAATCAAAGCTCTTGATAATATAGATGCTGAAACATATGCTGTTTCTGATGGTGAAAGACTTCTAGAAGCCGCAGTTATAGGTTTCTTTATTATTTCTAATATTTCATCTTTACCAGTGTTTTGAGTTGGCTCATCATTATAAATTGTTGTATCTTTTGAAGGCACTACAAAAATATGCATTAATTTCTCCTTGTTATATTATTCACCATAACCATATGTACTAACTAATTCATCTGCTTCTACATTTAAATTTACAAGTTGTCTTTCTATGTCTTTTATTTGGGGCATACCCGACGCAGAATTTAATCTTTTAAGTTCATTTTTATATGCTTTAAGAGCAGTCTCTAATGCTTTCCATTTAGATTTATAGGAAGCATAATCTTTTCTATAATCTTCTTTGACCACATTTTTAATTTCTTCTTTTATGATTGCTTTTAGTTGTGATTTTTTCATTTTAATTCATTATGAGTTATGATATTTATCTTCTAATTTATCTATTTGTTTCTGAATTGTTTTTTTATCTAGACGTAATCCAAATTCTTTATTTAATTCTTCTATACTATCAAATTCAACTAACCATTTATATGATGATGATGAATCTGAATGTTTTTTCCATTTAATTCCATATTTGTATATATTATCATCGTAGTAATGACCAACTAAAATATATCTATCTACAAATGTAGCAATAATAGTCCCATCTTGTCTTGCGTCATATTTCATTACCATCTTCATATTTTTAGGATTAATTTCATCTCTATTCTTTATAGATCTTACATACCAATGTACTTCTGTTAATAATTTTTTTAATTTAATTGTACTCATTGTATTCCTTAGTTAAAATTTATTTCTTCTACTTCTATAAAATCACCTGGATTTCCTCTTAGTTCATAGTGTCCAGTTAATCTATAATTACCTATAGGATATTTTTTACCATCATAATACCAATGTTCGCTTGGGTAATGACCCGATGTCTTTCCTTTATACTTAAAATTTCTGCCTTTTAATAATTTAATTATTACTTTTAAATCATCATTAGAATTACCTGAAACATTAAAATAACTTAAGTGATTTTTATCTGATTGGGATACACTAACTGGTACCTTAAATACGTTCTTATCACTATATTCTTTTAATAATTTTTTTAATTTAATTGTGCTCATTATTTTGCCCTTCCAAATATATCTTTATCGGGATATTTAACTTCGAAACAACTTGGGTCTAATGAAGTATAAACTACTCCCTCATAAGTTGCTGCGTATGTGTCATAAACATTACTTGAATATTGAACTCCAGTTGAGTCATATTTATTTATTATTTTAATATCCGATACAGTTCTTACACCCTCAATTTTATCTAATAGGTTATATAAATCTGTTATTAATATTGGCTGACCTATTTGCCAGTTATCAATATTAAAATAAGTCTTTAGTGCGTCAATACAACGTAATACAACTGCTCTTTTATTTTTTACATTTTGATATGTAATAATTTCAAACTCTACACCAATATTAATTATATAAGCATCTTTAATATTAACTGCATCTGTTGCTATTCTATATTGTTCTAAATATACTTTTAAATTATCTTTTACTGCTTGGTTTAATGTTATTAAATGTTTGTCACCATCATATGATAAACAATATGCATTTAGAGCTAAGAAGTTTTCAACATATCCTTTTAGTGCATCTTTTCCAGAAGATTTTACTCTATCTTGAATAATATCAACCTTAGCAACTGTTCCATATCTTGGGTGCATTGACATTATTCTAATTCTATAATCTTCTATAGTCACACAACGTTCTTGAGCAGCAAAAAATGCCATTGTATTATTTCTAATCTCATCTAAACTTTCTGCACCTTTGGCTCCTGTTGCGGGAACAGAATTAACTGCTGCTAATGAAGCTTTAACTCTACTATAATCTGCTAGACCGGTCGAATCATTTGTTATTTCTGCATTTATGACTACACTAACATCTCCAACTGCAGCATTTGCTCTCTCGTCGGTTCCTCTTACATATGTGACAGTTAAAGTAATATTAGATGGTGCTAAACCATATGTTCGTGTATTTAAAAAGTTTCTTGGATCAACAGGTCTATTAAAATATGTATAACCAATTGTTCTTGGATTAGGTATTAATAATTCATCTGCTATAGCACTTACACCTGCACCAAACTGTAGTTCAGTTCTATTATCAGTTCTAACTCTTTTAATAAATCTTCTTGGTGCTTTTCTATATCTTAATACATAAGGAACTGTATATCTATAATCACTGTATTGGGAAATTTGTTCTGTTGGGATACTTTCAATAACAGTATCTTGTGCTAAGTAAGGAACTTCATACCAAGTATTACCATCTGAATCTACTACGTTTAAAATATCTACTATATCAGTATCTGGTAGAGCTATATTTAAATATTTTTTAGCATTACCAATTGTAAATGTTTTTGTAGTGACTATTCCAGATGATGCCTTTATTGTTTTCTTTAATAAATAATATGCTACATTTGAACCATCTAATTCATAAATTGTAATGTCTGTTGGTTCTGATCCAGATTCTGCAAAATCAACTGGACTATCAATTCTAAATTGAATATCCGGATTTGTCTGAGATGCTACTCTCATATTTTTAATTTTTAGTGCATAATTCCAATTGGGTAAAAAATCTACGCCAGTGGTAATAGCCGGAACAATTTGATAAATATCTAAATCTGTATATGAGACACCTGCTAATTTTGGTTGATAACTAAATGATTGAGCAATATTAAATATATTACTTTTATTTTTAGCAAACTGAATCAAAGACTCTCGTAATTGTGTATCGGTGTATAAAGATAAAACATCTGCAACGTAAGCACTCATTTCAATAAACATCATACCAACAGATGAGTCACTAAAATCATTATATTCCTCTGGGAAATATATTTTAGAAAACTCTATTAAAGTGTTTCGTGTAGATGCAAAATCTTTATTGAGATATTTTACATCCTTAAATATATCTTTTGTTGGCATTAAGTTCTCCTATTATATAGTCGTTCTAACGGTTGTAGTTTGTGTTGGATCTTTTTTCAAATTAACTGTTAATTTAATTATTATTTCATTTCTATCTACATTATTATTAAAATCAGCATTTACTTCTAAGTTTGAAATATATACTTCAGGTATATACATAGCAATACTATCTTGTATTTTTTGAGTAATATCATCAACTGTATATTGGGTAATGGGTTCAAACAAATATTGTCTCATTCCTAAACCAAACGTAGGATTAAATACTCTTTCTCTTGGATCAGTTTTTAGTAAAATATAAATCTTACTTCTGGCAGCAGAAAGTGTGTCAAAGGTTTGTTTGAAAAACCCTGTATTTCCTTTTGTTATTGGATAATCTACGTTTATACCTTTTATAGTTCCCATTTATTTCCTTATTATAAGACCGGTCTTTTTTCTTTTGCTTTTTGGTCTGCTGCTACCATTAGTTGTGAATAGTCTCTTGTAAGAGCTCTTGTAATATGTTCCATTCCATCATTACCACCTTCTAAAACCATTCCGTCATCAACCTGAGATATGTCTTCATTATATTCAACATATTTATCATCAAACATATCTTTGAAGTTTGTATTAGCAGAACCAGGTGAATCCATATTAACTTCTTCTGTTATACTTTTTGCCATTCCATATTTTGAAAGTTCTCCTTGAGCCATTGCTAATGCTTCGTTAGCCAAGTTTCCTGCATCTACAGATACTCTGCTATTTAATATAGAACTGTTTGCACCTACGCTTACAGATTGACCACCATCTACCATATCTGCTAATGATGTTTGACTATTATATTGTGCCATTGAACTTGGATCACCAGCAGTTTGAGATAATATTGCATTCAAAGCTGGATTTTTAGAATATGTTTTAGGTGCTCTGTTTGGTAATGTAGGATAAGTTCTTTCTGTTCTTCTCCTATCTTCACCTAATACCGATGCTGCTGATTTTAGTGATGTAGAACTACGTTTCTTGGGTCTTATTTCACTTTTTGCCTCTAACAATATTTTAATAAGCTCTTTTTGTGCTTCTTCTTTAATAATTGCTCTCAAACTATCAGATTTCAATATTTTTTCTATTCTTAGCTTTACTATTCCATCTATCAGTTTTGCTAATTTTTTGTTATCCATTGAAACTCTCCTTTGTTATTAAACTATATTATAAATAAATATATGAAACTGCTATTTTATCCCAGTCCAAGGAAAGGGAGTAGGAACTAATGTCGTTCCAGTATATACTAATGCAGTCGTAATTCCTTGTATTGTAGTACTGTGTAGTTTGAATGCATTTGTCATTGCCTTGGCTAATCTCTTTGGGTCTAATGTATTTATTATTACAAATGAAAACGGAGTGCCCGGACTTATAACTTTATTAGTCACAACAGATACTGCACCTGGAGGTGGAACATCTATTTTCATTTGAACTGTATTCCAATATGATATTATACCAGTTGATATTCTTTGTGCAACTGATTGTAAGTTTTTACCTGCTCTTGCTTCTCTCAATGCTAATGCTATAAATGTTTTTAATGATTCTTTATTAGTTGCTGCTATTCCTTCTTGGTATTGATTTAGTCCAAGCTTAATCTGTTGGTCATATTTATCAGAAATATATTTTGCTAAATCATCTTCACTCTTTGCTTGTTTCAAATCTAAATATGAAGCTATATCATTTTCAAACTGCGGCCAATTAATCATTAAAGTGTCTTATTTTGTTTTGATAAAATCGTTCTTGCTAATTTATTTTTAATAATTTTAAATGCAGCAGAGTTTACTGGTGGTCCACTTTGTCCAGCTCCAGTCGGATGTGTTTCTTGAACTATTGCATCTATTAGTTCACCTAATATTTGAACCAACTTATCACCTAATACTAATGGTTCTCTTGCATCTTTGCCTAAAATTATTTTTGGTGCATCTACAAATGTTCCATTCTTAGCAGCAATGTTTAATTTATCTAATGTTGTAATTCCAAATGTATCTTGACAATCAAGTGCAATATACCCGTGAGTATTTAATGCTATACCTTTATTTGCAAACATTAAAATCTCATTCTTCTTTGCATTCCAAATAACTCTATCTGTATTGAAAATTAATTGAACTTTGTCAAATGTAGTTGGTGGATTTTTTGCTGACTTCAAATAATAACTTGCACCCTTTGTAATAGGTTTTATTTCTATTATTTCATCTGATGTTGACCAGATAGATGTTGGTGTTTCATTTATATCTTCTATATAATGGGTCAATGGTTCTGAACTATTTACCACCGGTGATTGACCAATACTAATCTTCATATTTGGACTATTAGTTTCAGGATTATTACCAAATCTAATATTATTACCAAATCTACCTCTTACTATTACGTCACCTTCGTTTGGTAAAAGTGGTTTAACTTTTTTATTATTATCTACAAATGTATCACCGAGTTCTACTTCACCACCCGAAGAATTAGGTGTTGTAGTCTGAGTGGATTCATATGAACCTGCATTATCATCATTAGGAGCAACCGGAGTTGAACTTATTCCTGGTATAATATTATTATTTATATTACCTTCAGCACTTACATTTCCTAAATAAAAATATTTACCCGCGATTTTGATTATATAAACTACTTCATGTTTTACCGGGTATTGAATTAGATAAGGATTAATTGGATACATCCAAGGGATTTCAGTTTCTTCTGTTCCTTTACCTTCTTTAGTAAGTCTAACTTTAATTTTTCCAATATCTGAACCTTTAACATAATCAGTGTGTTCAGGATTATATATAATATCTATAACTTCTGCTGTATCTATTTGAAAAAAACTACTATCATTTCCGCCGGCCGCAACCTGCGATGCTGTTGCACCGGGAGTAGATACACCTACATCTCTTCTATATTGTAATGATACTCCTTCTGACTTAACTGACCTTGACATCAAGTTCTCCTAATAGTTTCTTATCACCTTTTTTTACTTCGGTTTTTGCTGCTGCCACTTTCAATTCTAATTTTTTAATTTGTGCATCAACGTCCATACTATCTTCTTCACTCGTAAGTGTCTTATCTACGTGTGCAGTTTTCAATAGGTTTTTCTTTTCATCTTCAGTTAGTAATTCATTATTTCCATTATTATTATTACCACCTGTTAATAATCTTTGAATTACGCCTGCAAGTTTAATTAGTTGTTCATCATTTTTAACCCCAATCTCTAATACTTCTTTTAAGATTGGTAGAACTAATGCTGCTTCATTAATTCCTGTGACTAACCCCTTAACACTATCTAACAATAAATCTATTCGTTTTGATTTATTCTTTGAGTTTTTGTATATATCTGAAAACAAATCTGCCAGAGTTTTATTATCAAATATAATTTCATTGCTGTCTATGGCCATATAATTCCTCTATACGAAGTTAAAATAACACTTTTCTATATAAATAAATATACCGAACATAAAAAAAGGCATCAATTGATGCCTCTTAATAAAGATATATATATGTTTAGTTTTATTTGAAAAATAATCTACTTTGAGATGCTACTCCGTAGTCCATACTCAATTCACCAGTAGAAATATATTCTTTCGCTAAATCTTTATATTGTTCTTTCATTTTATTTAATACCTTAGTAATGCTCTGTGCTCTACTATCTGTCATTTCTCTTATTAAAATATAAATATTCTTTTTGTTAAAGTTTTCTATATCTTCATAGTTTTGAATTAACTGAAGTATTGCATAAGCAATCTTAAGGTCTGCTTTCTTTTTGAAAATCTTATGCATATTCTTATCAAAGAACTCAATTAGTAAAGCAATAAACTCTTTCTTCTCATTCTGAAGGTCATCCCTAATCATATTAGAGTCTGGTATTTGAAATACCTGGTGCTCATCACTTGGGTCATCCTTATCAATTCTAACTTCTTGCTTTAATTTTTTGTAATTACCTTCATTATTAATAATGAGATAATTTCTTGCTGCATAAGTAAAATAAGAAAATGCTTTTCCTTTTTCTTCTGAGAACTTATCTAAGTTTAAAATAAGGTGTGATACTATTTCAACTTTCTTATTTTTAAATGACTCAGTGACATAAGGTGCTTTCCAGTTATTTATTACATTCTCTACTAACTTTTCAAATGCTTTCTTAATACGTGTATTATATATTTCATTTCTTCTATAAAACTCAGTGCACGCATTATATTCTACAATTGCTTTATCGACATCATTTGTAAAATAATATTTTTTAACTTTAACCAACTTCTTTTCTAAAACCTTTTCAGATGGAATTGCTTCTATCTTTTTAACTTTATTTTTCTTTTGTATTTTCTTGACTGGTGCTATTTTCTTCTGTTTCTTCATTTGCTATTTTCGCTATGTTATTATTTAATTCAATTAAAAATGATTTTAGGGAACTGAAAAACCAACCCACATCATCATCTCCTTCGAATATATGGTTTGAGTCAATCGAGTATAATTTTTCTAATGCTCTATTCATATATTGTCTTATATTAACCATCATCAAATCATAATTGTCAACTATTTTCTGATATGTTTTGTTTTTTCGGTCTTGATTATATATTACATAACTCAAAATCAAAATTACTAACAGCATCAATATGTGGAATATATCCATATTTATTCTCCGTCTTGTTTAAAAAAATCACTTGCAATATTAACTGCAACCTGTGATTTTAACTTCTTACTTTTTGTGACATCTTTATTTAATTGTGCTATTGATTTATTTTGCTTAGTAGATTTATATATATCTTTCTCCAACATTGTTGCCATCATATCTGCTTGGTGAAGAAGAATAGGTAAATTATCTCTCAATTGTTTACCTTCTGTCCACGCAATTAAATATGATTTATTTGCATCATCATATAAACCATCGTGAAGCATTATTGCTAACATTTCAGTTTGATTATATTTGACACCAAAGTGTTGTAATAGCCATAAACTTCTGTCTGCTACGTCCAT